GGTTGATACTAGCAATCCAGTAATTGCTGGAATTAAACAAATGAAATATTACGGAGATAATGGGCTACTAAATGAAATACATTTAGCGGATAATGAAAATATTATAGATAAGGAAGATTTTGATGAAGATCAAAAGGAACATATTTACTATAATATAGAACAATTCGATAATATTTTAAACGGACACAAATAATGATAAAGAAGTGGGTAGCATTCTTTAGCCAAACAGGGTCAGAAATTCTAGATATTTCTCGTAAAATTGATTATTTTCCTGACATTGTTGTTACTAACAACAAATTTAATAACATTAATAAAAATTTGCTTGAGTTTTACAGACAGAGCGAGACTAAGTCGTTGATTGCAGTTGATGATAATATAACGAGTAGTACATATAAACGTATTATTGAAAGGCATGATGATACTCTAATAACCCTTAACGGTTGGTTAAAAATAATTCCAGCTGATATTTGTGAACAATATACTATATATAATGGGCATCCTGGTATTATAAGTTTATATAAAGACCTTAAAGGCAAAGATCCTGTCGAGAGAGTCTGGGAAAATTATCATATGTATGATTATGCTGGATGCGTAATCCATAAGGTAATACCAGAAATTGATGAGGGTGAAATTATTAGTGAGAAACGTTTCCCACTTGCTGATGGCTATGGCAAAGATCTATATAAAGATTTTGATAGTTTAAATGATAGCATTAGAAGAAACTCTCTCGGTCTTTGGGTAGATTTTATTAGGAACAACATTATTATATAAATATGATTATTTCATTTAGTGGAGCGCAAAGTACTGGAAAAACTACCCTTCTCGAGAATTGCAAACGTAATCATCTTTTTTCCAAGTGTGAGTTTATACCGGAAGTTACTAGATTAGTTAAAAGAAAATTTGGTGTTAGTATTAATGAGGAAGGCAATAATATAACGCAGCTATGCATTATTAACCAACACTTAGAAAATTATTTAACCTGTAGAGAGGGGCATGTTATAATGGATAGATGTATTCTTGACGGTGTTGTGTATACAGAGTATCTATTCAATAACAAAAAAGTGGATGAGTGGGTGCTAGATTATGCGAGAAAAATGTTCGGAGAGTTAATGCCTAAGATTGATACAATTTATTATACATGCCCAGATATACCTCTTGTCGATGATGGTGAACGTAGTATTAACAAGGAATTCCGAGACGATATTATTAAGTTATTTGATAAATATAAACCCTTATGTGAAAATATTGTTGAGCTGAAAGGGTCTGTAGAAGAAAGAATGGAAATATTAAAAGATAGTATAATTAATACTGGAATAAAAAAAAATATAGCCTATAATTATTAATATATGAGTAAACTCGATAATTCGCGAATCAGTAAACATCTAGGTCAGTCCTCTCAGTACAAGTCTCTGTATGATCCAAGTCTCCTTGTTAGAGAACCTCGGAAATCAAATAGAGAGCATCTAGATTTAGACGATGATAACTTACCTTTCGTAGGTAACGATACATGGAATGCATATGAAGTATCTGCTTTAACAGATAATGGTCTCCCGGTAACGGGTATTGCAAAAATTGTATATCCTTGTAATAGTAAATATATTGTAGAGTCTAAGTCTATTAAGTTATATTTTAATTCGTTTAATATGACTAAGCTTGGAAAAGACCCTATTGAGGTCGTTAATTCGATTGAATCAAAAGCTAAAAAAGATCTTTCTGAATTACTCGAAGCTGAAGTTAATATCAAAGTTGCGTTTAACTATGAGGTGCTTAAATGTACGTTTCCTGGTATCTATGAGTGGGAGCATGAAATTAATTCTACTTATGAAGAAGTACAGAAACTTTCATACTCGACGTTAGAAGATGATTATAATACATCAGAGATTGAATTTGATGTATATAATGAAACTCCAGATCTACTTGAAGTTATCGATAGCGAAGCTTCAGAGATCAGATATCATAGTGCTCTACTTAAATCTAATTGCAGGGTTACCTCTCAACCAGATTGGGGCGATGTTTATATTTATATGAAACATAGTAGCAAGACTATTGATCCAATCAGTATGCTAAAATACATTGTATCTTTCCGAGATGAGTGTCATTTTCATGAAGAGATTTGCGAAACAATTTATAAGAGAATTTGGGATGTTCTAGAACCGGAAGAGTTGTGTGTAAGATGTTTATATGCTCGACGTGGGGGTATTGACATTAACCCGGAGAGAGCATCAGATGTAACGTTGCTTCATCCTACCTTATCATCTGCTACGGTTCCGCATGCTAAGACCCCGAAACAGTAATTACTAGTCAATAAATGACTCTTTATCGAATGTTCCATTATTCATTTTTTCTTTGTAGATAATAATATCTTCAATCGAAACTGGTTTATAATGGTGTACATCGACGCCGACGTTAATTAGATTTTTTCTTACTTTCCACGCATCATGTACATGACCAGTTAGACAAAATTTACTTTTAGGGCATTTAGAGGGTATATGATTCATATAGATATCTATACCCTCTATTTTTCCTTCCCACTCATCTAGAACTTTCCGAAAAAAAGGTTTCAATGTTCGGAGTCTATTTTCGTCTTCGTCATGATTACCTTTTACAAGAACCATATTCTTACACTTTATCTTAGATAGGTACCTTCTTGCATCATCATGATAATCTGATAAATACACATCACCGAGATGCCATAATATATCATCTTTTTTAACTCTAGAATTAATATTGTTAATTATATTAACAAAACCTTCTTCTGGAGATCTAAAAGGTCTATTGTGACGCTTCATATCGGTGTCTAAAAAATGAGTATCTGCTGTAAACCAATGCATAATAATATTTATCAATAAAAACAAAAATGAAAGGTATAATTTTAGCTGGAGGTTTCGGTACACGCATGCTACCGGCCTCTCACACCAATAATAAGCATCTACTACCTGTTTATACTTGCGAGGGAGCTTTCCCAATGATAGAATATCCTATACGGACTCTAACTGATATAGGTATAACAGAAATTCTAATTATAACATCACAAGATCATTGTGGTATTATTGTAGACTATTTAGGAGATGGTTATTCAAGAGGACTTGAATTTACATACAAGATTCAAGAGATGAATGATCCTCATAGACCTCCAGGAATAGCCAGTGCTTTAAAGCTCTGCAAAGATTATACTAAACAAGAGGACTTTGTTGCAATATTGGGCGATAATTATTTCGAGCCAATGAGTAATCGAATTGGAACGGGCGAAGTTTCAGAATTTATTTCGCGGTGCCGGTTTAATAATAAAACTAAATGTGGTCTATTCCTAAAGTATACAGATGATTGGAACCGATTCGGAGTTGCAGAATTCGATACTCCTTCTTATAAGATATTAGATATTGTTGAAAAACCGGTTAATTATATCTCTAATTACGCTGTAACTGGAATGTACTATTATACTCCAGATGTATATAATATAGTAGAGGATATACTACCCTCTGATAGAGGCGAGCTTGAAATTACTGATATTAATAGATATTACGCCAAACTCGATAATGTTGGCTACATGGTATATGATGGTTTCTGGTCAGATATGGGCACTCCTGAGAGTATGATCAATACTATAAATTTTATTAATAAAAAAATAAAATTGACTAAATATTAACATGGAAGTTCTTAATGAAGATTCTGTTAATATACTAAATTTATTTTATAACGTTATTACTGAGAGTAGGAGAGAAGCTAAACAACTTCTACAGCAAGGAAAGTTAGATAAACAAGAGTTTGATACTATTGTAGGTATTGACCCAACCGAACAAAAAAAATATACTGGGTGGTTAGCTCGAGTATATGTCAGAGGAGAAGAACAAGATATCGATAATCTCCGCAATACAATAGAAGAATTTGACGCTTTTGTTCGTAAAGGATTGATAAAAGATCAAAAGTCAAATATTCAATCTTACAAAAGTTTTAAGGATCTGTATAATATTGTTAATGAGCTTAATAAAACTGAAACGACTGCATCGAAAAGCGAATTGTCTGGTGATTTTGACGTTATTGTTGACAATGACGATATACGTATAGTTATACCTTATACACATGAAGCTTCTAGAAAGCTAGGCCTTACCCCTGTAGAACAGGGAGGTTTTGCTTTTAGAGAATGCAAAGGTGGTAAAAAAGATTCTGCATGGTGTACTACGTATAGTACTTCAACACATTGGGATGATTATTACTACAATAATAATGTTGATTTCTATTATACATTGATAAAGAGCGATAGTTTAAAAAATCAGCTTAAGCGTAGTGGGTTTGATGAGAAGCATTATGTGGTTGCGCTGGCAAGAATTCCGATTAACGATTCATCCAGAATTGACAAAGTCGGGGAAAAGATAATAACAAGAAAAGACAGTGAAGGTAATTTTTATACATATGACGCATATGACGGTACTGATAGTCAGATGGGTCGTGATATGTTAGATACGTGGATGAAAATAGTTGGTATTAATTAATCTTTCATGAAAATTAAATGGACCCTATATTTGAAGTATACAAACAAATTCTTAGAGAATCTATCGATTTAACTAACCATAAACCAAAATACACTAAAGAGGATAAGCAAGCTCATTTAAATAAATTAGCGTATAAAAAGGTACAAGATTATATCGATAGTGGATCTCAAGGCAATTTAGAACTAGCTAATACACAAATAACATCCCTACCAGATAATCTTAAAGTAGACGGTATTTTAGATTTACATAATACGCAAATAACATCCCTACCAGATAATCTTAAAGTAGGTGGATATTTAAATTTAGGTGGTACTAAAATAACATCCCTACCAGATAATCTAGAAGTAGGTGGTGATTTATATTTATCTTATACGCAAATAACATCCCTACCAGATAATCTAGAAGTAGGTGGTGGTTTATATTTAGGTAATACGCAAATAACATCACTGCCAGATAATCTTAAAGTAGACGGTATTTTAGATTTACATAATACGCAAATAACATCCCTACCAGATAATTTAAAAGTAGGTGAATATTTAAATTTAGAGAAAACACCAATAAGTAAAAAATATACTGCGAAAAAACTTAAAAGAATGCTCCCAGGGGTAGAAGGCAAAATATATACATAAATAATCAATATATGATTTAATAAAACATATGGACCCTATATTCGAAGCATACAAACAAATCCTAAGTGAACAGACTATCGATTTGACTAATCATAAACCAAAATACACTAAAGAGGATAAACAAGCTCATTTAGCGAGATTGGCGTATAAAAAGGTACAAGATTATATCGATAGTGGATCTCAAGGCAATTTAGATTTATCTTATACGCAAATAACATCCCTACCAGATAATCTAGAAGTAGGTGGTGGTTTAAATTTACGTAATACACAAATAACATCCCTACCAGATAATCTTAAAGTAGGTGGTGGTTTATATTTAGGTAATACGCAAATAACATCACTGCCAGATAATCTAGAAGTAGGTGGTGATTTATATTTAGATAATACACAAATAGCATCACTGCCAGATAATCTAGAAGTAGGTGGTGATTTAAATTTAGGTGGTACTAAAATAACATCCCTACCAGATAATCTAGAAGTAGGTGGTGGTTTATATTTACGTAATACCCAAATAACATCCCTACCAGATAATCTAGAAGTAGGTGGTCATTTATATTTACGTAATACCCCAATAAGTAAAAAATATACTGCGGAAGAACTTAAAAGAATGCTCCCAGGAGTAGAAGGCAAAATATATACATAAATAATCCTAAAAATTAAATGGACCCTATATTTGAAGCATACAAACAAATCCTTAGAGAATCTATCGATTTGACTAATCATAAACCAAAGTACTCTAGAGAGGATAAGCAAGCTCATTTAGAGAGATTGGCGTATAAAAAGATACAAGATTATATCGATAATGGGTCGCGAGGTGATTTAATTCTAACTAATACACCAATAACATCACTACCAAATAATCTTAAAGTGGGTCGCGGTTTATATTTATCTAGCACACCAATAGCCTCACTACCAGATAATCTACAAGTAGGTGGTAGTTTAGATTTACCTAATACACAAATAACATCATTACCAGATAATCTAGAAGTAAACGGTTATTTAGATCTATCTAACACACCAATAACATCACTATCAAATAATCTTAAAGTAAGCGGTTTTTTAGATTTACGTAATACGCAAATAACATCACTCCCAGATAATCTTAAAGTAGGTGGTGGTTTATATTTATCTAGCGCACCAATAGCCTCACTACCAGATAATCTAGAAGTAGGCAGTAGTTTAGATTTACGTAATACGCAAATAACATCACTGCCAGATAATCTACAAGTAGGTGGTGATTTAGATCTAACTAATACCCCGATAAGTAAAAAATATACTGCGGAAGAACTTAAAGGAATGTTACCGGGAGTAAGAGGCAGAATATTTACATAAAGAAACCTCGGAGATTTCTCTCCGAGGCTCTTAAAGGGATTCTGTACCTCTAAATTAGAAGTAAACAGACTGTGAAGCCGGCGTAAACGCCGCACCCAGTCCCTGAACAATAATGATGTGGTAATAGAGATTCGCACCAAAGATGTTGTCAACCACGCCGTAACGGGTGAGAAGACCAACACGAGGAGCGAAGTCCTGAGGACCAATCGTACGCTGTACCATGACAGGAATGTACGGGCAGTATATAATACCAGTGTCGTAGAACTCAGGCCCCTTGTAACCAAGGAGGGCGTACTCAACACCATCAGTGCGAGTATAAGTTGAACCACCAAGACTACCATCAGAGTAACCTTGCGATCCATATACGCCAGAGTTTTGGACTTCCGTACGAGTGTCACGATAAACGTTGAAACGACCACCGAGATTACCAACCTTAGCGATACCGACAGGCTGTGTATTCACGTTGCCTTGAACCGGAACCCACTGGAATTCCGGAAGCATTTCGAGAATAGCTGCAACACGAGGAGTACAAACAATAAAGTTTGCAGCGCCACGACGGTTGCGGACAGCAATACGGTTAGCTTCGATAATAAGTCTCTGGTAGAAGTCTCTGTTGCGCTCAACGAGCCAGCGACCATCTGCAGATGCAGGTGACCAAACAGAGAAACCAGCGCCGTATCCGGCGTTGAGTGCTGTCTGGATCATACGAACAATCATTTCACGATCGATTTCTGCCTGGATCTCGTACGCCATAGCGTTCGTGATTTCAGCATCAACGTCGATACCATTCATGTTCTTAAGGTCTTGCTCAAGCTCAACAGACCAACGAGCACCTAAACGTCTCGTACCTGCCTCAACAGCGGTCTTCTCAAAAGAAATGTCAACCTGAGGGATGTTGTTATTAATTTCCCAGTTCTTAAGGATCTCGGCTACACCTTGATCCTGAGCTGCGAAGTTAAAATAATCTCCATCGCCAGAGAGCTGACTGGAAGAAGTACCAGTAAAGCGGGTATCGAGATGCTGGTAACCTAATTCATCATTAGGTGGCGATCCAAGGTACGTGTTGTGTGTTCCGCCAGGACCAGTAGCCCCACCGTCAACACCGCCAGTACCGAGACCTTCCGTGTTGTACTTGTAACGCAAAGCGAAAGCAAGTCCAACAGGACCACTCATTGGCTGAACTCCAACGATCTCATTACTTATCAATTCAGGGAAAGTACGACGAATCATCGGAATAAGGATTTTTGGAAGACGAGCATCTCCGGACGCATATCCGTCGTTGCTAGTAACAGTTCCAGGAGGGGAGTAAACTCCACCCACAGAGGATCCAGATCCAAAAGAACCACCATTTCCGCCGTAGGAGCTCTCCATAAGGAGACCACCTTCAGGGTCCTGACACCAGTCCTCTTGGTTCTCAAGCATAATCGCGGTATTAACGCGGGTACGCTCATCTTCAATTGGAGCTATGTTCTTAGAGGAGTAGTCCAAAACTGGTGCCCACTTCTCAAGAAGTCTTTTAGCTGTATTTCCATCAATATTCGGATTTTTCATAATGTATATTCTTTCCTATTTTTTGACTAATTCAGGCTTCACGAGCCTCTACATTAAAGGGTTAAAAATTAGTTATATTTTTTAAGCTGTTCGATATAAGGATTAACTTGCTGCGCAGGCTTTTCAACCTTCTCGCGTATAATCCGTGGCTTTGGCTCTTCCTTTACAACTCGGGTATCCATCGCTTCTTCGCGAAGAATATCTAACTGATCATTCTCCCTCTTCTCAAAGAGTTTAAGAGTATAATCAAAATTTTCGTTAATAAATTCTGGAGTCTTGTTAGCAAGAACTTTTTGTAAATATTCTTTTTTCTTTGCAGGAAGACCAGCACTTTTCTTCTCAAGTAAAAGATTAGCTGCAGTTGCTCTTAATTGCTCGTTAAGAACCTTTACCTGATCATCTTTTTCTTTAAGAGATTCATTAAGTGTATCAATCTGGGTCTTACCGTCAAGAACTGCAGTTCTTACAGATTCATCTAATAGAGAAGATCCAACTGAAAGCTGACCACGTAATGCGGAAAGAACGGACATTGCCTTTTTATTCTTAACTGCTTCGTTAATCGCTTCTTGTGGAACGGTTTCTTCAAGATATAAATCTAAATAGTCGCTGATATGCTTGATCATAGACTCTTTAAACATGGTCGCATCCTGTCCTAAAGCTTTTTTATACTTTTTAGTGACGTTAACAAGCTTGCGTGCATTGCTTTTATCTACTGCTTCAAGAACTCTATAAAGTTTATTTGTTTTGTCTTTGTCAATAGCCTCAAGAACATGAATAAGCTTTTCAGAATATTCTTGATCTTGCATTTCTAGAGCAGCGCTTTCCCTTAAAGAAGCTCTTTCTTCGACTTCGCGATTAAAGGCCTCTTCGATTGCGGAAAGAGAATCATCATCAAGAAGACCGTCTGTGGCTTCTTTTAAGACTTTACCAATATCGCCCTTCTGTTGTGTTGTTTCTTCACTCATTAGTTAAAAAGTTTCTGGTTATTTGCATTATTAATTCTTGCTTTAAGCTTTTCGTTTATAGCTTTTTGAAGATTTATATTAGCAGTGTTGTACTCTTCATGCAGAAGAGCAGTTATAAAATTTTTTATATATTTGCGCTCGGGAGTGCTCATTTGTAATATATATTTATACAAACTACCTAATATTTTTAATAAAATTGATAATTTGTTCTGTAATAAAATCTTTTTTACAGCCTTTTGGTAGATTATGTAAAGATTTTTCAAACTCTTCGTAGTTTTCTTCGAAATGACCATCATCCTTCAATACCCATTCTTTAGATTCTAATATACCATTTACGAATGCTTCACTAAATGACGGATCTGCGACACAATCAATAGCGACCAATCTCATGTTGCTAACTTCGTTAAAGGAATTCTTCTCTGATAATTGACCTAAAGCTCTTGAAGACATTCCAACAGACACTCCATCATTAACTAATGAGTGAACAATTTTACCACAAGGGGTAGTAAGTACTTTTGATCTACCAGTAAATACATATCTGTCCCCCTCTTTCTCCTCTTTTAAATATTCTACTAAATGGCATGCGCGTTCTAAATCAACGTCCGCAGAGGTGGGGTGATTAAGCTCTCCCATAGCTCTCTGCTTATTGATCATATCATTTGTATATCTATCCACTTCTTTTCTCATCTCGTGGATAGGATATTTCCTCTTATTACGATTAACAGCTTCTGCTAGCATATATGGCCCTTGAATATAGAGCGATCTAGGTTCATTACGGTCTTTTTCTTCGAATATATATTCGAACTCGTCTAATGTAGCCGCTGCCTCATCAGTAATTAATCGGAATCCCATATTAATATTTATACAGATTAATTAAATTATCTTATAAAAACGATAAAAATTATATGTTTAATTCCTTTTCTGTTAATATAATAAATTCGGCACTATGTTTTTTAGCCCATTTGTTTGCTGCATCCCACTTAGCTTGATTTTGATTCCACATAGTTTGTTCGTATAATAAATTATCCTTATTTCTATACCTACTCGGATTCGGTGGTCTAGTTTGTTTAAAGGGCTTTATTTCGATTAAATATTTATTATGTTTTGAGCCTTCCTTTAAAACAATAAAGCTATCTACAAAATATTTAGATAATTTATTGGTATTAGGATTAACGTATGGTATTACAACATTCTCGCTACCCCATTTAAGAACATTTACGTTTTCATCACACCATCTAAAAAATTTTAGCTCGTAAGATGATCGATAGACTGCTGCAGACCCATCAAATTTGAGAGGATTTTTTGGTTTAAATACTCCCTGTTTATATGGTCTGGATGGTTTTTTTCTCTTTTTCACAGTAGATATTTTTGCAGGATTTTTAGTTCTACATTTATTTATAGCATACAATTTTAATTTATTAGTTAATGAAGCATCTTGTAAAAAAGTTTCAATATATACTCTATCAGCTATATTGTTGGTAATTTGGCGCACTTTTTTATTTATAAATTTGGATAGCATTAGGTATCCTGTATTTACTCTACGCTATGCCTATTACCAGCGATCTTCATTTTCTCTCATTACACTACCCTATGAGAAACATTGGAGGGTCCGCGTCACCCATTCCTGGAGAAGCACCTTCGTATAATTTACTTTCTAACTTTTCTTTTTCATTAGTACCTTCTGTAAGTATATCGGTAGAATTAAACGTTTGACCCCCAAATAGTGTTAGGTTGCCATATTTACCTCTTACCTGACCTAGAGTTATCTTGCATAGAGCTAAAGCATATTGATATACCCATTGCTCCTTTATAACGTCTCTTATTGGTCTTTCAACATAGCAGGAAATAACGCCATAAAATCTAGTATCGTCTGGTTCAGGATACATTTGCAATATTTGAGTCCTCTCGTCAAATGTATATGAGCGTCTTAGAGCTAAGAGTTTCTCTCTCATCTCTAACCATTCTTTAAGTGTATACCAAGAGACTAAATCAAAACCGTAATTGCCCATCGCATAAGAAAAATATGTTTGCTGCGCTAAAGTCTGCTCAATGGTGAACAATGTATTAATTCCAGTTGTAGACCCTTCCTCGAACTCACTAACAGCCATAACTTTTCTATAATCTAATATATCATAATCAAACATATTATTTTGCTTTAAGGTATCATCCTGTGTTAGCTCTTCACCGGATCTCGTCTTAACATTTTGAAAAGTTTCAATAAAGTAAGAAGATACAGGTATTGCGCTTGTACTTTGATTACTAGAGAATGTAGTGAGTAGTGTATTATATGTTGATTGATCTAAAATCTGATTAGTAAAAATACCATCAGTAAATACACCGCTAAGTGACGATAAAGAAGAAAAATTACTACTATCGATAGAGGATGTTGATACATACATTGTATCTCTCTGCTCTATATAGTAGCCGGATTCAGGAGCTTGAATTTGATGAGCTGCTTTCTGCTCTAAAGTAAGATCGGGATTAGATAATGTAAACAAATGATCTAACCGGAGACCTACATTTTTTTCATATAGATTTGAATCAAAAGCTAAATATTCAGCTGTATACCCCGCGAATTTAGTGTACATTTCAACAGCTATAGATATATTTTCGAATAGCTGGTCTTGATGTAGCTCGATTTTAATTAAGGGAGCACCGAGTGCTCTCACAATCCTATCAGCCAGACGGCTGTATGTATTAATCTTACTATTAAGATTAGTTGTCTGGAACGCAGATACAGGGGTTATGTTACATGCCATATTTATATTTATGGCTGCGCGGTAAATATTACTCTATAGGTGCTTCCGAAGCTACGTCTGTATCTGGAACTTCTGCCCCTACCGGTTCACCTACATCTTCACCACCTATATCTACTGCTGCTGGCCCTCCTCCAAAATCTGGAGGAACTCCTGCACCGCCTAGATCACCACCCATATCTCCTCCCATATCGCCACCCATTTCAGCACCACCTTCCATGGAGGCTGCCTGGGCTTCTATTTGATCTTTCCAGTTAGGTCCCATTGCCTCGATTTGGGCTAGCTCCCAGTTAAACTCTTTATCTACTCGCATATACTGTCTATTTGCAAGTATATCTCTATCCTCCCACCCGAGATATTTCTTTTGACAATATGTTGGAGATATCATTTCGGATTGAGAGAGGTTGGTGTAATTTTCAGCCTTTATTCCAAGCTTTTGAGCCTCTCTAAGCTCGTAAAAATTTGATGGAGGATTAAATTCGATATGAATATCGGATTCTTTCATATCTAAATCTTTCCATAATTCCGTCATCTTTAGATGAGTTATAAATCCTCTTTTTAAACCACCGGCGAAATGTTGCTGTAATCTTACTATAAACTTCGCAAATTTAAGCTCTTCTCTAAGCATAGTGCCCGGATCTGTGAGAGTAGATTCTGCTTCAAGTCTGTTAGTAGGCACTTTGAGAGCCTTGTATAGCTTCTTAACAAAATACATTAAATCAGCCAACTCGCCCAAGTTTGCACCCCCTTCAAGTTGATTTACAGTAGTACCATCTGAATTAGTTCTTTTCGCAAACCAGAATGCATCGAGCATTGACTGGGGATTAAATTTATTGACAATATCGTTTTGATTTGAATCAAATGTCTTAGTGGACCAATATTGAGACATTAATTTTCTCAAGTATTGCTCTGCCTTCGGAGGTGACATGTTACCCACATCTACGTTGAAAACCAGTCTTTCAGGAGCTCTAACTAAACGATAAATTAAAATAGCGTCCTCAACTAATGATAATTGTCTATACGACCGTCTTGCATTTTCAATAAACGGTAGTTTTATACTTTTATTTTCATTCCATGTACCGCTATCTATATAGACTACCTGATTTTGCTCCAGAGGTATAAAGTCAACCTCTTCGCCTTTTATTAATTTATCTGGGTCAATTTTAGGCTTTCTATACAAGTAGCCTTTAATTAATAAATTTTGTATATTTGAATAAATAGGGTCTACTAATTCAGTCGGGACCCTAACAATCCCAAGAACTCCCTTATCAGGGTATTTTGAATGCATTATATGCTCAAAATATATTTCCCCTTCGATTAATAGATCTCTAAAATAGGACCACCCCTTATCTTGAATGTCAAAAAAACCTATATACTTTTTAAATTCATCTAAAAGGTTATTTTTTATCTCCATTGAGAGATCCTCTTCTAATCTATTATCGATGATAATTTTACATGCATCCCCTTTATCATCAACATTTATTATCTCATCGCAAATTTCATCCAGAGCGTCTGAAACCTCTGCAAATGCAGCCATCACTCTGTAGTCCTGTATACGCGCGCCTTTATCTTTCTGCACGTTAGCATACATCATGTCCCCGAAGCTATTGTTACCGTCAATAACCCCCACAGCTTCATTATTAAAGCTATTTGATTGAGATACAGAATGTTTAGCTAAAACTTCGGAGCGGCGCGATCCTTGATTCTCGAAATATTTATATTTAGGATTATTTTCTTGCCCTGCATCAATAGCACTAAACCCAGAGTATGGTAATTTTTGCGCAACATAATTCATTAAATTACGTCCAAATGTAGAGTCTTTTCCCGCTCCTTTAAAATCTTTTGCCATTATACTATATATTTATTATTGTTTTGTGAAATTACCAGACATAGCGCTATAAGATGTATCCCACCCTGCCGGTGTTGTTACTAAAATATCAAATGTTCCTGAGCTTAGCGCAGGTAAATATATCTCCATTACATTATCTGTTATTACTCTATACGAACTATCTGGTAGGATAGCGCCTGAAGCATCAGGAAAATAATCAAAGCTAGTCAAAGATGTTAGCGATCCGTAAACAGTCGATCCAGAGCTGCTCAGCAGCACATTTGTAGTTTCATTAAATCTTTTACCATAAACAATTATAGTACCTGGGTCGTTAATAGTATAGCCTTGATTTAATATTGGGAAGCTATCCTTACCAGATACAGAGTAAAATATATTAGTGAGTGTAGGTGAACCAGAAACACTCGCAACATCAACGTCTGTTATAGATATTTCACCCTCGCTATAATTATAGTCATATCCAGACAATGCCGCATAATCATCATACCCTATAAAATTTCCAGCTGATAATATTTTATTATTATGAAAGTTTGCATCTATAAAAAATATATTCTTTACAGGGTCTAAATTTGAATCTTTAAATAACCATCCCTGAATTGTAAAATTAGCGTCTGCTGTTATAACAGATCTCTCTGAGTGGGTTACATCAACCGGATAGTCGAGAGCAATATTACCATCCCATTCCACTTTTGTGTTGATAGGCATTATATCAGGCAACCCAAACTCAGTCGGTACCTTCCATGTAATCATTATATATGGATTAGCATAAGCAGCAAAATTACTTATAATTTGATCCATATCTGTTTGATATGAAGCTATCAATGATAGCGTAACAGATATATCTATTGGAACAACGGGAGGTATTTTAACAGAGTTTGGACCAGGCTTGTATGGATCTCTCACTCCCGGGTATGTAAATCCTTCTACTTTATTGAACGCTCTTTCTGAGTTTCGGCTTATACTGTTTATAACAATCGCTCCCATGGGGAGCTTTAAATTTTGAGCTCTATTCTGCAGATCATGAATGACGCGTCGCTTTGGTTGATAGATATACCCTACCTCTACTTTATCTTGCTCTTCTCTATCGCGATTATATCTACCTATAACAACATCATCAAACGCCGCAATAAACTGCGTAATGATATCCTTAACTTCCCAACTAAAAGCTCGACTTTCCACTATCTTTATTTATCTATTGTAGTCGTTCTAGAAAGAATTTAGGTAATTTGTTTTTCGATCTCTTAAGAATATTAGTCGTATTTCCGTCGAGTATATAGGTAACACACCAATCATCGACACTTCTTACCCCTCTCCCAGCTGCCTGCACTAAGGAACTAATCATTTTATTAGTGTACCAGTCTGAGTCAATATCGAATAATTGTTTAATCCTTTTATCTCCTAGAGGCATATATGGTAATTTAACAATTATTTGAAATCTAGCCAGAGTATGTTTTAAATCTACACCGTGAGTTATAGAGGGGCTTACTAAAACTGTAGGTATTTTTCTTGATTTAATATGATCCTCGATTAGTTTTTCATTATTGATATCTTCAAATCGGTACAGAAATCTATCGCCTTGTAAGTTTTCCTTTAAAAATGAGGTGATATAACTAGTATGGGTATGTATTGCTCCTTTTTCATCCTTATGGTGATCGCAAATTTCTTGAATAATATCACATACTTTAGGTAAATTAGTTTTTATATTTTGATAATTTAACTTATATTTATTTGATACATATATCGGTGATTTTGATGCATCAAATGGAGATGGGGTTTCAATATATTTAAACCTTTCAATTCCTAACGACGTTGCGAATTTTTTCGGATCAATAATCGTTGCCGACATTAATAATATTTTCTTACCATATCTAAAAATCTCCGAGGTAAGAGAAGATATATGAAGAGGTACAATCGTTACTAAATCATCCCTCTTATCTAGTACATACTCACAGTCCTCCCATGAGTTAATAATAAGTTTGAGTTTATCATTAAACCGGGTAATTGCTTTATACCGCGTTACATCTTTTTCAGATTTATCCTTCGAGTTAATCTTTTGTAGAAGCTCAGTAACCTTATCAGAGATTTCCGAATCCAACGTTACAAGCCAACTATAGAATTTATTATAGTTTGTTATGTTCGGCATCTTACTATCTACATCCATGTATCTTAAAGTCTTGCTAGTAAAATTAAGAGAAAAATGCTTAACAATTTGATCCTCAAGCTCACTCGCCTCATCGCAAATTAAATACTCTTTCTTTTTAAGCTCATGAGGGAGCGCTAGAAACATACTATAGTTATAAACTGAAAACTTACTAACTAAAGATTCATTACGTTGGTTGTAATATGGGCATATATTTTTTTTCCAACAATCTTTTTTTATTTTAGGTAAATAAACGCATGGCCCGATTTCAACATCTACATTAGGGTCTACCTCACATACATAATTGTTCTTACCTTTAAGCTCTTCTGCATCTTCAAATAGGAATTTATATTGAGTTTGTAGCGCTTTTGTTATGGTCAACACCGAGGCCCCTTGATGATCGTACTCCTCTTCATGAGTTTGTGAAAATGCTCTATACGTAACAACATCATCTACAAAATCCGGGGCTGGTTCCTTGCTAGCATTCGCTAAGGTCTTCGCGAGGAACGATTTGCCTGTACCTGTTGGCGCGCTACATATCACAAAATCGTAATCTTCAAACGCTTTCTCAATATCATTAACCAATTTAATTTGACCCGGGCGAGGTTGAAAACCGCTCGGAAACTTAGAAATAAGAGACATAATATATATTGTAGTATATTATTCTAGTAAATCAATAGTTTTATTAAAAGGGGGGAGAGGTATTTAAATCTCCAACACATCTAAGACGCTACTCTAAATGAGTAGTATGATATGCCAATGCTATTCCCTCGGCTTAAATTTTAAAATTAAACAACTTCTGATATGCTGAGAATATTGTCATATAATTTATTCTTTTTAACTCGGTTAAGAACTTTTAATCTATAGAGCAACATTTTATTGCCATTCGATAAACTATCAAGAGTATAATCTAGCTCCGCGCCTGTATCTGTAACATTTACAGAAAACGGGTATGGTAAATCATAATATTTGGTCTCCCCTTTATCATTTATAATAGTGAAGGTTATATAAAAATCCTTTACTTTAAAAATTATAAGCTTACCCTTCCGGAGAATTTTATCACCAACCTTAAATTGAACACTTCTTTGTAAAAGGTGGGATATAGATTTTTCTAATTTCTCTGTATTTATCATGCGTTCATATAAAGTAGTTTTTGCTCTGGAGACATCACGTAAAATTTTTCATTAAAGACTTTCCAAAACTCATCATCAGCCGGATATTCCTGCAATAGCTCGCAATCATCCATAGATACAGCTCTAAAATCTTGCATTAAAATATCCCATGTAACAACAATATTTTT